TCAAATTTCGATTTTTTTCCAACTAAGACCCCTATCATCCTGATACATTCTGGTCATATCCATTGATTTGTGTCCTAAAAGCTGGTTAGCGAACTCATTTGATTTTTCATTCCCATACACTCTGGATGCTAGGCTTCGGATTTCGTGGAACGTCGGCGGAGAACCCTCCCATGACAAACCACTTTTGCTTCTGGCTAGTGAAAAAGCCTTACCAATGGTTTTATCTGCTAGCATATCACCCTTCTGTGAAACCAGCACGAATTCCTTTCCGTTCAATTCATGCTTGCATCTATCTAGCACTGATTGCAAAGTTTTATTAGCTATATTATTTGAAATGGTAAGCGGTATTGCTATTTTAGTTCCTGTTTTCTCTTGCTCTATCCATAAGTAACCATCATAAATGTCATTCCATTTTAATTTTCTAATATCACCAGAGCGCTGTCCTGTTAATATAGCCAAATCCATGCTCATACTAACCCAAGGCTGACAGTGCTCTACTGCTGTGTTGTATATTTGAATGTAATCACTTTCTGACATCCTAGTTCTAGCTATTTTATTCCTTGGAACTCTGGTTGCTATTACGGGATTAAAATCAACAACACCATCCGACATCGCTTCGTTAAACATATCTTTGAGAATACTACGCATCAATCTTGCGGTAGTTATATTCCCATCCGAAACAATATTATTTATATAATCAGCAATATCTTTAGTTTTTATTTCACTTAAAGGAACATTGTTGAAGCTATTTTTTATCCTTTTTAACCGTCCTTGGTAGTCATCTAGGGTCTTTTTCTTTAAATCACGGAGGAGTATAATCTCACCAAATCTGTCTATCCAATCATGAAATTTTATTGCATCGTTACTTGCCATTCTGTTTATTAATGATTCTTTTTTTCCATAAATAAACAAGTTAGCCGAGATGGCTTCATTTACCGCCTCGGCTTTATTTCTTCCTATACCGTATTCAATGCCGGTTTCGGGGTTTCGGTAGCTGTAATATCCTTTTCTACAATATAGGTTAGGTGGTAGGTGAGCGTTTTTGGGACTTCTGTTTCTTGCCATCTGTCTCAATCCTTTTTAACAGTTTGCAGTTTTTATTTAATAGAATGCTTGGGTTAAGATTTTCGTAGTTTGTTATTTTTTGTGCGGATGGGTGTATTAAATATTGATATCCGTCAAATGTTGGAGCTGGGTATATTTTCCCAGCGCTTATCCACCGCCTTATCGTTTCATCACTTCTTCTGTGCTTTTTTGCGAATTCTCTGACTGTTTGCATTTATGCGCCTCCATTCTTCCTTCTATATTGCTCATAATCATCCCCGCAATCTTTACTGCAATATGCGCTATTTGGTTTTGCTGGCATTTCTTCACACCAGATGCACATTCCGTTTATTGATTTAGTTACTGGCTGGCGATTTGATAATGCGGCTTGAATTCTTAATTCGTTGAGTTCGTTTGCTGAGTCGATAATATCCATAATTCACCTATGCTATTTTCCATTCGTTTAATATTTGATTGCCGATATTTATTAACTCATCTCTATCGACAGTGCTAATTATCTTTCGTGGTTTAATGTATGGTCGCCATATTAAAAGCATTGACCCTTTATTATTTCCGTTAACTGGTTTATTTGTGCCAGCGTTAATAAATGAAATTCGACCTCCTGTGATTAATCTCACTTCATCAACAGTTTCCAATGCAGAATTAAACCAGCCGACAGAAGTATCAGCAGGAACCAACATAACTATAGGCTGCAATTGTTTTTTACATTGTTCAGCGGCCTTATTAACCCAAGGCTGAATTTCACTGTACGGGGGATTCACCCAAATAGCCCCGTAACTTTCCCAATCGCAATTTAACGAGTCGTCTTTTTCGGTGAGGTAATGAGAACAGAGAGCGTTATTTTTATCGGCTGCGGCATCTAAATAAAAACCGAATTCAGCGTCCAATGCTGTAAATAAAGGTAGGGGAGTTTGCCATCTATCACGCAATTCCTTTTGTGTGTGGCTACCTCCGTAGTCAGCCTTCATTCTCCGCATCCTTCATTAGTAGAAATAATTCCATTGCTGCGCGTAGTGGGTTTTTATTTACTGAGATAAAATCATAATCAAGACAGTCAGCCGTCCATTTATTAGAATGGTACATTGGTGATAACCCTATTTTATTCTCAATAATAATCGGCATTGCATCGGCTGGGTTGTTGCATGGGTCGAATAAATTACCATCAACAAATACTTTCTCGACATCCTTATATGCTTCAATAAAGTCTTTGTTTTGATAATATCTTGCAGCAACCTTTTTATTAATCTCAAAATCAGATAGTTCGGTGTATTTATTCATTGATTAATCCTTCACAGTTATCTTGTAATTACCTGCGTGTGATTTCTTACCGTACGCTGTTTTTCCATCACCAGTAGCCACAGCTAGCGCATTAACATCTGGTTTATTACTGATAATTGTTTTTGCCGCTTCTAGAGCAAATAAATACTCATTATCTTTACATTCGATTGTTATTTTCATTATCTAATCACCTCGCCACAAACTATCTCAACATCCCGCACCTGCATTATCTGCATAGCGCGGCTCTCGCATTCTTGCTGTGTGTACAATGTATCGGTTACAGGCGTAACATATCCCTGCCAAATTAATAACAGTACAAATAGCTTCATTATTATTTAATCCAATCGATATAGTGGGATATTAGCTTCTGTTTTTTCTGGGTAAATAAATGATTTTTGTTTTCTACGAAGAAGAAGTCCAGAAACAGGAGTTATATAACCAACAGGCTCTAAGTTATTAATTAAACTCTCGCGTGATGCTTGCCATGCTGATAACTGACGCTGGTGCATTCTCGTTATCGAAATCATACCTAACCCATTCCGCTTCATTTCTTCTTTCTGTGGTGCAAACCACTCTTCAAATTGCTGCCTTGATTTATCCATCACTCCACCTTTTTAAATTCGATAACCCATACCCACGGATTACTATCCCATCCATCAGTACCGTAAATATTTCCCCAAGTGCGCTGGAATGCTCTTCTTGGTTTTTCAAACCACCCAATAGAATTGGCAGCGTAAGATTGTGAATAATCAAAGCCTTCTGCATTTGCGTCTTCTTCACTAATTGATTGCAGGCGCTCTACGCGAATATTAGTAATTCCTAGAGCGATACGTGAGGCCCAGTGTGGCATGTGAATGGATGGAATCCATCCAACTAATTCAGGGCCTTTCCAAGATGCTCGATAAATACAATGCTCTGGACTGCGAAAACGCTCAGGGATCATGTTTAACGTTGAATCTTTGCAGCCATAGAATTCAATATCACCCCATGATCCGTCTCGTGGCGCGTCAGGCATCCACGTTTCACGAACCCAAAGGCGATCGCCAACTCTACCGTGCGGACAGGCAATGCCTGCAATGCCAGCCCATACACCATCGTTATCCTGCATCATATCTTCGATATTAATCATGGACTGACATATATTACTAGGCCACCATGTACCACCGTTTTCATTTGGTTTCGGCTGTGGTTTCATGATTCTGCGAGTTTGAGTTTTACGGCCATCAAGGATGGCGCGTACCATTTCAGTATTAAAAATAATTCCGCGCTCTTTCACATTAACCTCTCAACATATAAACTTTGCCAAGCTCGGCATAAATATCGCTAGCGTCGCCATCGTGTTTATATTTAATTGCATAAACGAAAGCTTCATGTTGAGCTATGAGAATTGCATCTTTAACTCTATCTAAGTGTTCGTCTCTTTCTTTATCTTTGGTTTGGCGAAGCCACATACATACTGGACTGTCTTCTGTTTCATAGATACCGCCAACAAACCACCCGCGACCCTCCGGCTTACTGGGTTCCCAGTTCGAAATATTTATATCGCCATCTTCAAAATAGCTTTTATAAATGGAATCATCACAACCAAGGTCACAATCCATATGTGTTAATGTGTAATCTAATTCGTTTTTAGTGATCCACTCTTCAAACACATTGGAATCTTCTGTTTCTGGAATTTGAGAGTGAACCCAATACCCCATGCTATCGCGCTCTACTAATTCAGGTTTAATAGACATAATTAACTCACCTTTCTAGCTGAAAATGTTGGTTCAAATTCACGTTCAACCTCAAATATCCCTAGGTATTCATCGTCAATCCAGAGCATGAATAAGCATGGAAATCTGCTCTCCCACCCATCACAGTCATAGTGATAATATCCAGCGCATTCTTCAATGCATGAATCTAGGTCATCATTAGCACTGAAGTTATGGTCGCCTGGTAATTCATAGCGGAGGTTGTTGGTAATTTCTGATGGGTCTTCATCTTTACTGTCAGCTATATAAAACTGAATTATTGCCATTATTCATTCCTCTTCATTGCATCCCTGCGAGTTAAATTAATCCTTTGGCTGCGTCAACTCATACGCATAATTAACGTAGTCTTGCTCTACAGCGTAGAATGTTCCGTATCCCTGATATTCGCATTCCTCGCAATTACTGTGTATATCAATAATTGCCTGTCTTAGATTCTTGTTTTCTTCTTGTAACTGCTCAATAGTCATATCTATCTCCTGTTTGCATCCTTGCAATAATTAATTTGAATGCCAATTTGGGTATAATCTAACTAACTCCTTAATTAATTCATGTACACATTCATTCGGAATATTTACATAATCAAAAAAAGGGTCAGTTGTGTTCTCTCCTATTTCTAGCACATGCTCAAACCGGCCAACCCTTACTGTCTTTTTGGTGCCTCGGTGATTTATTTCAATGTTTTTATACATGATATTCTCCGTCGTTTGCATCCTTGCAAATATTCCCTGAGCTATTTAAATTGACGCTCTATTTCTTCCGCTGCTTTATTTTCGTAATAATCAAAAGTAACACTTTCTATTAAGTCGTCCTGCTCTCGTTCGGATAATTTACTAAAGTCTTCTTCTGAAATAGCTACTGTTAAAATAACTTCCTCGTTTGTGTCTGAATCTCGTATTGTTATGTTCATGGTTATATCCTTTGGTTAAATCACATAAATAGCGTGGCGTGGGTAGGTGAGTCCGATAGGGGCAAAGGGGATGTCATCCTCCCATTCCCCGTCTGGACTTTGCTTACTCCAGTCTGCGGACTGCTGCTGCATCTGCTGAGGCTGTCGCGCTGGCTGCTGGTTATTGCTATTGCCGCCAAAATCTAACTGGTTAACGATAATTACCGGCGCTGATTTTTTCTCACCACTCTGGCTTGTCCATTCTTCCATGACGAACTCACCAGTAACCGTAACCTTTGTTCCTTTGGTTAGGTGCGGAGGTAACTTTTCAGCTTTAGAGCCAAACATCTTACAGATAACCCAAGATACTTTTTCGTGTTCTCCGTAACCTTGTTTCACTGGTAAACTAAAAGATGCAGCCGCTTTACCATTTGGAGTCCATCGCTGTTCGCAATCTTTGCCTAAGTTTCCACTTGCCGTTATTGTGTTAATTGCCATCAAGAAGCCTCCGCATATTTAGTTAACTTTTCTATTTCTTCCTTGAGTTCATTTAAGAATTTACGAACTTCTTGCTCAATTTTTTGTGCTAGCTCGTCATTAAAAACAATCCGTGTTTTGAAATAGGCGAGGTTTACTGGAAGGCGATTGTCATAGCTGACAAAGTCACACCATTTGCGTCCAGTGCACATCATTTGCCCGTGCATTTGTAATAGATATTCAGTCTTAGGCTTTCCTGTCCTAAGCGTTTCTAAGTGAGTTGCGGTGTTTGGGCATTTGATTTCAATAAGTCCATCTTCATCTACCAACCCATCAGGGCTAGCTCCGAATCCTTCGATAGATGGGTGAGGGATAAAGCCTGTTTCTGTCACTGTGGCGTCGAACTCATTGAGGCAATACATTTCCCTTGCAACTGCCTCAAGCTCATTTCCACGCTCCATACTGGCTGATTTGAAGGACTCTTCCTTTTGTCCTGTTAGTGTTTCGCAAATTAGTTGAGCCATATAATTTCTACGAGTTGCTCCGCTTCCTTTTGCCATTACTTTTGATAGGTTACTGGCGGTAACACATCCTAGTCTTGCCGCATACCATTCGTTAGTCCTCTGCTCCACTTGGCACCTCGGTAAATTCAGCATCAATGGCTATAGAGTTTTTAATTCGTTCCTTTTCAGCGGATCCGATAATGGCTCGCTCATCCCCTGATAACTCCGTCCATAATTGTTTAAATGCGTCCATTCCTTTGGCTGCTGCCGCTTCACACTTAGCGATTAATTCAGCTCTTTTTTCGTGGCTTTCTTGCCCGTTAATAACGCCCGTTGGTGTGTTTTCTGTAATTCTCTCGGCCTCGTCTTGGTCATAAATACCGGCAAAACCAAAAGCTAGTCGAGCACATTGGATCATTGCTTTGTGCCGTAACATCCGTTTTGGGTGTGATTTCCAAGGCTGGGTGTTTCGATTGCATTCATCCATGTACTCAGTAACCGAGGTAGGATGACTCCTGTCTTTGCGGTAAATTTTGCATGTGCAGGAGTCAGCGTCCATGATGAATTCCATGCCATCAAAGTTTTTGTTTTCATTAATAATGCGCGCCCAACCATCAACACCAACAACTGGAACAATTCCTGTTCTGTCTGGAAATGCGTAAATTTCTTTAGTCCAAGGGTTTAAGTTGTATTGATTAGCGACGATGAGAAGTGATAGAAACTGCTGGTCTGTTGCTTCGGCTTTAAATGCCGTGGATTTCAATGTTTGAATTAGGTCTTTTTCATCAATAGCCAGCTCTAACTTTTTAGCAAGTGAGCCAGCCATTGAGACTAGTGAGTTACTCATATTTTTCCCTTTGATTATCTCAGTAAGTTTTCAGACTTAGCGGCTTTAAATAATCCATTCCAAATGCCATTAAGTTCAGATTCATTAAGTTTTTGTATTAGATGCGGAGTTTCATCCATGACTGCATCATAAAACCGCTGAGCCATTTCATTAGCTAGCTCATCATATTGATTTGCTAGATGCTCGCGGTCTGGAATGGTGACGAAGTTTTCATACTCTGAAATTCTCATGCTGCCACCTTACCTTTGCTCCTGATGTAATCAACGATCCATCGTCCATCACCTGCCGCTATGGCTTCATCAATAAACCCAGCAAGCTGCCCATTTTCCTTAATGTTTTCGTAGCGTTCTTTTTCCGTGAACTGTAGTTTGCTGATGATTATTCCGTAATCACCGTCTATGCGCTTGATGTCATTTCCGTTGACACAAGTAATAATTGTTCCTGATGAGGAGTGGTCGCATCCAAAAGTTGACAATAAAAGCTGTATGCATTTATTCATAAGTCACCTCACCAAAGCAGGAAGTAATAGGAATGCGAATATTGCTATAACTGCCAGACAAAACCCTGATGTTGGCTTATTTCTAACTGCTTGAGGTTTAACTGGTTTAACCATGCAAACGTCTCGCATTGCACGGCTGTATTTGTTTTTTGATTGCATGATTAATCCTCACGTATCTTACGATAGCGATTGTTATTTAGGTTCTGGTGTTGGTGCGGTGGGTATTAGTAATTCATTGTCATGTGGGGGATTTTATTACTAGCAACTAACTTAATAAATTCAGTCGCTAATTTTTCATCAAATCCGTTACTTACTAAGGCTTGTAAGGTTTCTTGGTTATACTTGCGACGATGCTCCTTATCAGCCTGACGTTTAGCTTCTTCCTGACGCTTACGTTCTTCTTCTGCTAATCGCGCTTGTTCTGCTTCTTGTGCTTTCTTGCGCTCAGCTTCGATAGCTAATTGTTTCTCGCGTTCGGCTCGCTCCTGAGCTTCTTTAGCATCACGCTCTGCCTTTTCCTTGGCTTCTTTTGCTGCTTGCTCTGCACGTTGAATAGCTTCCTGCTTTTCACGCTCTGCACGTTCGGCGGCTTCTTTTGCTTCGCGTTCACGCTGTGCTGCTGCTTCGATTTCTTGCTGTGCTTTACGTTCAGCTTCGAGCCTTGCCTGTTCCGCAGCTTGTCTTTTCATTTCTTCTTCACGAGCAATGCGCTGGCGTTCTTCTTCGGCTTTGCGCAAATCAAACAGCTCGTTCATTCGCAGAGCTTCTTCATGATCAACTTCGATTTGCTTCTTAAGCGCTTCGGCTTCTTCGCGAGCTTTTTCTTGAGCCTCCCACTCTGTTAGTGGCTTGCGAATATCTTTGCTTAATGCATCTAGTTCGTCACGAAAAATCTTGCGATTAGCATCAACTTTTTTTGGTAGCTCTTTTAACTTATCGACAACTGCCTTACCTTCCTTGTCGATATACGCTTTTGTTTGAGCGACCTTGTACGCCAAAGATGCAAAAGCCTTTCGGTTTTTAGCTACTGAGAAATCACTGTCTAGTTCTTTACGCTCTTCTTCTGCAAGAGATTTAATGTGCTCTAGCATCTGATTTACTTTTTCTGGCGCTGTAAATAAATCGAGCGCAGTTGCTTGTTCAATTACGACTAATTCATTTGCCATTTCCTATGTTCCTTATGTGCGTATTCCTCACTATTAATAGCGATATGAAATGTGTTGTGGTGGGTTACTGCTTACCGAGGGCTTTTGCGATTGCTTTACGAGCCATTTCTAAATCTTCACGATGTAAACTTCTATTTCCGTCATCGTGATAACTTACGATTAGTTGTAGTGCTTGTAATAACTCTGGTGCCGCTGCGATTAGGTCATCATCACTTTCATATCCATATGAAGAGCAAATAACTTCACCCTCTGAGTCATATACAAAACCATCGCGGTTTTCCCATGGAGCAGGACTGCCATCAAACCCACCTGTTTTATCTTCCATACTCCCTCCGTTATTAACTAAATACGATGCTAATCATCGAGCTTGTGTTTTTGAATTAATTCCCTCACCACGGTATCTACCACTTCCTGATCGATGGTGTCGAATAGATTGTTGCGTGCATCTTCTGCTTTATCATAACTTTCCTCATCATCCTCGTCGTAATCCACCCACAACCCAAAATCGACCTCAAAAATTTTCTCAAGCCAACAATATTGCACCCCGACTTTTGACTCTTCGGGGTTATGTGCTTTTTTAACTAGAATCTGACGTCCATGTGACTCAAATTCCTTAAACCATATTTCCATCTCTATCTCCTATCTATTAATCAACTCACCACAGCCCACAGAATGGACTGTAATTAGTTAACTGTGCCCGTTTATTTATCCACTTAGGGCGTCAGTGGTTTCTTTAGTCCCCACCAAAGAAATCGGTTATAATGTGTTCACCCCACCAATGAAAAAGGAAAACAACATGCACGTTCTATCTGAGAGGCAAGAAATGATTATTCAAGCATTAAATAATAGAGAATTCTTAATGAAACCAATAAATCAGGATAAATTTAACGAGTTACTGAAAGAATTCGGAGAAGACCAACTAGCAAGAGAGTTGGACTACTTGCAAAAAAGAGGGTTAGTACAAGACGGTGCTGTGAGAATCGGCGTTGTCGATGATGAACCCTATTCTTTTAATATTCACAAAATGGGGTTAACCGCTGATGGTGTTGACTGCGCTAATGCCGATACTCTTGGTAACAAATTAAACGTTGTTAACATAAAAATTCACGAAAGCACCATTAACAATTTAGAAGCAATGATCAGAGCCGTTAACCTACCTGATGAAGATAAAAAAACGCTTCTCGATATGGTAAGGGAAAAGGGCGCTGAAGCTGTTGTTAGCAGAATGGTTGATTATGCATTTGCTAATGCGAGCATTGCTACCAAGTTATTCCTTGAAGCTACCAAAACAAAACTTGGATTTCATGACTAAGCCCACCCGTGGGCTTTATCTCGCCGTCACCCCGAACTCACTGCTCGGCTGTTTTTTCAGTTTTAATGTTTTGTGTTTATCTGGTGCTGACTTTAGCATTAGTACCAAGTTAGCTATCGGGCAGTCCGTGCCGTTGTATGCCTTATGTGGCTTATTTCTACGTTCGGCGATCCATGCTTCACGTCGTTTTAAATTCCATCGTTGTTTAGAGTTCATGTTAGATTTCATGTTGCCTCCTGTTTACTCACCATAGGTCACTCATTGAATGACCTATAATTAGTATTCTTGCGCTTGCATACCTAACACCTGCCAGTGTTGCCTATTCCTATCTGTAATCACTCTCGTGCAGTAGTAACATTCTCACTAACCAGATCGTGCCTAGTGATACGTCGCATTTTTGCGTAAGGGTCTAAACAGGGTAGGTATGCTGTTCCGACTTTCCAAATTATTAAAGAACATTAGGCTGTATTTCATGTTGCTTGCCTTTTATGAGTTATATTTAAAACTATAGTTGTTTTATTGTCAACAACCAAAGTTGTTTATAATGGCGTTTTTATATTGCTTTGGTTTTATTTGGTTGTTTTTTCAGGCAATTTATTTTCAAAAAAATCTCAGATTGGAATGCAGATCACTTCTTTGGAGGGGAGAGGACACAAAAAAGCCCTCGCGGGGAGGGCTGGAGTGAGTTAAGAGAATTTTTTGTTGTATGATTTTTTTATATCTTCTTGTATTTTTTGTAATTCAGCTAATGTTATAACTATTTTTTCTTTTTCATAATTTTTGTCATCTGTACAATTTTGCCTTAGCTCAATTATAAGGTTGTTTGGTATAACTTGTTGATTATCAAGTGACTCAATTCTTTCGCTAAGGAATTGAACCTTTTTAACTAACGAAATAAATCTAAAATAAGCTCTGACTTTTGATTTTTGGCTCCTCGTTATCTCTGACAGAACTAACATTTCTGAGTATACAGTATCTAAAACTTGGTAGAGCTCATCAATTAATCTATTGATTTCTTTATTTTTTTCATTTTTACTATTATTTTTATACGCTAGTCTTGATGTCACTAACCAACCAGTAATAGTGATTATGGCAGTTAGCAGAGTAGTAAAAAAAGTAAGCCATTGGGGGTTAAAGTTGCTTTCCATGTAAGTATCCTTACAAGGAGTCATCTATATAACTAATGACTTCTTGTTTTATTGATTCATCACTTGAAATTATTCTATCCCTTATCTTCAATATTAAATCTTTATCAACGCCATGGCGAACTAATCCTCCGAAAGTTTCCTCTAAAAATGATGACCCGTAACCGAGGACTCCATCTAAGTTTATTTCTATATCGCCATTATTATTTTTTATTGCTGGGATTAATATATCATCTCTAAATTCCTCACCACTAAACTCTCCTAAGTATTTGTATCTTGGTCCTGGAAAGCGTGAGAAGTCTTTTATAAATATAGTTTTCATTATTACAGGGCTCCTGATATGGGTAATATTATACTCCATTCGACTATCGTTCCTGATATCGATTGACTACCATCCCAGCAAAGCTCAGGTTTCTTTTTATTCCCTTTATTTGTGAACCGGTAGTTACCTTTGTTTGACATTATACTTAATCTCGATCCTTCAACGGCTTCTATTATTGACTGTAAATCAGTGCCACCTTTTCCCCTATAAGCTAGTTTAGTTCGAGTTTTTTTTACTTGCAATGATGCTCTAATATAATCGCTATCTGAAGACAGATTCTTGCCTATGTATTGAATTAATTTAAGCATAATATTTGATGGTTGTGTTTTCTTTAGTGTGTTTGGTATTCCTACACCTAGGTCGCAGATTAAAACAGTTAATCTGTTTTCTAAAAGGGCTGCAAAACACCACCATTTATTAGTGTTTGATAGCTTTGTTGTTTTATATAAATCGCTTCTATATGCATGCTCTACTGAATTAGCCATAGCCTCGATTAGAGGGCGATACAAACCACTATAATCAACTTCCAATTTTTGTGTAACATTTTCAAGAAGCTGGCCAACAGCACTACTCATAACCTCTTCACCACGTAGAACCTCCCAGCATTTTACGTTAGCTATTTCTTGCAGTTTTCTGCTTTTTAGTCCAACCGCTTCATAAAAGCCTATTCGATTCAAAACACTGTCAACGACATGTTTTTTTTCGTGAGAAGAAGCTACTTTAACTGGTAATGGCCTAGTTACAATATATTTGACATGAGGAAACATAACTCGTATCGACTCTATTCTAGCTAACAACCAAAGCCCCGCTGCTGCTGTAATTGCCGTAGTGTTTCTAAAGCAAATGTGGACTTTTCTATCTGTTGATATACCGATTTCTCTAGCCTTTTTCTCTATATCTGCAACAAAAATGACCATCTTATCATGATATTTTGTTGTGTATAAATCTATGATATTTGGTGCTACTATTTTATCTTTATTGGGTATTTTTTTTCTTTTCCCACTTCTTGTTACATTTAAGGATGAATTTTTTGTAATGGAGTTTGAACGTTGCCTTGTTGCTCTTTTTAAAGCTCTTTTTAATTTGTGAGCATTAAATTCCTTTTCCCATAATTTCATGAAATTCCTCAATAATTATACAAAAATGAACTACCCTAAAACGCGTCGTCACCCAAAGAAGCAGCCACGGGCATCATCTTCAACGAGCCTAATGGCATCAGAAAAACTGCCTAGCATTATTTCATCGTAGTTGTGCCAGTTGCTGTCTTTATCCATCCAAAACAGAGACCAAGAGCTGTTAGATTTGTCATGTGTAATTTTTGCTATCGGCTCTTGAGCTTGCCCGTCACTCCAAGTAAGGCGTCTTACTTCAAATATGACAACGGAGTCATCTTCAATGCTATAGCTTAAATCCAGCTCATCCCTTAGGTGTTCAGCAGGTCGGCGCTTTTCCATGAAAAACTCCATACACCGCTTAATGTTAGCTATCTCAATGTCGTTAAATGCCATGCATTCTCCTAAAACGTGTCGTCAGGCCGTCCAAAAATCATCTCGTAGAGTTGGAATATGGCATCATCATCAAAATCAAACCATACCAGCATTGCAATCACGGATAGTGCTGCGGTTATTTCTACCTTGTGCTGCTTGATACAACCCCATAATTTTTTCATATGAACGTGTCGTCAGGCCATTGGGTTAGCTGTGAAACTTATAAGTAATAGACTGGCTAACTAGCACCTTAGCGCATATATAAAGCCCATTAAGAGCATCTTCGTCTAGATACCAAGTTTCATATCTAGGGTTGTCAGATATAACTGCTAGGCGCTTATACTGTTTCTGCAATCGCTTTATGTAGAGCTGGTTATCCAATACGAACACATAAATCCCGTCACCATCAAAAAAGTTTGTGGTTATATCTACGAATATCTGATCCCTAGGTTCGAACGTTTCAGCCATAGAGTCACCCTTTACGGTGATCATCTTTATCGTATTTGAAGGTCTACCACCAAATAATCGTTTTGCTTCTTCTACCGAATACTCTATAGATGTGATTGTTTCTATAAAATCATCAATTACTATAACGCCCTCTCCAGCGCTTGCTTCCACATCAAGAACTTCCACTCGGTATCTCTCAATATTTCCTACATCATCAGCAAGTTCAATTTTTACTGACGAGCTAATATGTGGGACTGGATTATCACCAGTACCTACAGAAAGCCATTCAGGATCAACGTTAAGAGCCTTGGATATCTCAATTAACCTTGTAGATGTAGCTGCTTTTCCTGTTTCAATTTTCTGGATAGCGGCCTGAGAAACACCCACGAGTTTAGCTAGCTCATTTTGAGTGATCCCTGCGTTTTTTCTGGCCTGTTTCAATCGTTGTGCAAGTGTCGTTTTCATAGTTAGCAAGATACAACTTCAGTTGTTGTTATTCAAACGAATATAGTTGTTGATTAAAAACAACTAAGGTTTTATTATATAAAAATAAACAACGGAGGTTTTTTATGAACGAAGCAATTAAAACTGCCATTGAGATTGTAGGGACACAAAAAAAACTAGGTGAAGCATGTGGCATAACACAGCAAGCAGTTTTTAAGTGGCTACATAACAAGGCAAAAGTATCGCCTGAACATATCCCATTAATTGTTAAGGCTACAAATGGTCAAGTTAAAGGGAAAGACATACGCCCAGACTTACCGCACTTATGGGATTTAGGGAAACAATACTGGTAACACCATCGCTCTTTAACAATCAAGCCCAAAACTCCTGCATCAGGAGTAATACACACTCACAGGATAGTGAGTCACGGACTAACTGTATCTAAAAGGACTATAGACTATGGAACATGCAAAAAATATCAAAGTAGAGTGCTCATCAAACGAATTGATGACGTTTTACATTCAACAAATGTATTCAGTCGGTAATAACGGACTCGCTAAGGCGCTAGGAATACACCCATCAAAATCCAGTCGAGATAAAGCCAGAATATTCGATTTAGCTTGCCAGTTGGTGAGTAAGTTCGGATTACCGCCTGACTCTGTAAATATCAGCGATAAGCCAACTAAGGTCGTTATCGAGGGTGATTATGCAGAAAGGGTTATTCAGGCTCTTGAAGGGAAGGGAAAGGTTAAAAGAAAAGCCCCAGCGGTAACTGAGGCTTCTCAACAAATGGACTTAACCATTTAGACTAACAAATACACTGTATCAATAACCAGTAATTACGACAAGGGAAATTTATGGTTTCCCTTTTTTGATACAACAACCGAACAAGAGAATTATATCATGAAAAATAAACGAAATCATGACTTTAATTATCATGCTGTGCATAAAAACATCATGCGAGATAGGGAACTCAGGAAAGTAACCCCTCTAGGCATAAAGCGTCTTAGGGAAGCTTTTGAAGATGCAAAACTAAGGAATGCTCACAGGAAAGAACTATTGGGAGGGGAACCGCATGAGTAACGTTGCATATGCTGATTTTGGTAATCAACGACGGCAAGAGAGGCCTACCGTGGCAGATCTTGATAACGGCTACACCAGAATAGCGAATGAGCTATTAGATGCAATCATGCTTGCTGGATTGACCAAGCACCAATTATTAATGGTTATGGCTGTGTGGAGAAAAACATACGGCTTTAATAAAAAAATGGATTGGGTTAGCAATGAACAACTTGAAAGCATGACAAAGATTGATAGCACCAAATGCTCAACCGCTAAAAATCAATTAGTTCGGATGAAAATCTTTATTCAGGAAGGTCGAAAGATTGGAATGAATAAAAATATTTCCGAGTGGGAAACTGACATTGACCAAAAGAGTAAAACATTTACCGAAACGGTAAAGAATAGTTTTACTGAAACGGTAAAAACTACTTTACCGAAACAGTCAAACACAAAAGACAATAATACAAAAAACAAGAAAGAAAATAATACTCCCCTAACCCCTCAAGAGGGGGATTGTGAAAAGTTAATTTCAACCAATCGAAAAAACAACATCCCCTACATCGAAATTATGAATGCGTTTAACGAGGCTGCTGGTGACAGATTACCAAATGCTGAATCCTTGAATGACAAGCGAAAACGAGCCATCTCAAAATTCCTGAAAGAACTCAAAGAGCCAACAGTCGAAGCGGCTAAAAACTATTTTGAGTATTTCATGAGTTCAGCTAAAGATTTTTATTTCGGTGAAAACGATTCTGGTTGGAGGGCTAATTTCGATTATCTGCTAAGACCGTCGACAGTGTTAAAAACTAGGGAGGGATCGCTATGAATTACCAAGTGCCACACAGCCTAGAGACCGAACAAAGTGTTATCGGCTCACTACTGATTGACCCAAACAGTGATAATGCTCAGCGTGTATTTGCTGTGTTGAAGCCAGATGATTTCTATGGTACCCACCACAAAATTATCTTTGAGCAAATGCGGTCAATGGCTAGCAAGCATCAACCGATTGATATCTTAACTGTGGCTGACAGCTTGAAAGCAACTGGAAGCGAAGGAACTACAGGTGGATTGGGTTATCTGGCTGAAATTGCAAAGAATACCCCAAGCACCGCAAACGTGCTCCATTACTCGAAGAAAATCAAAGAGTATGCCAATGAGCGCTATGCCATTGAGAAAATCAACGAAGCCACACGATTACTGATTGAGCCAAGCACTCTAAGCTTTGGTGAAAAAATGGAGTTCGTGCAGAAGCTGGTAACTGACGCAAGCGAAAACGGTGTTACTGGTCGAAAGTCTGGCTTGAAGAATATGGCTGAGCTATTGCCTGAGTGGTTCGAAGGCGTAGAAAACATGTTTAACAATCCCGATCAGTTTGTAGGACTCAAGACAGGCATTAAGCCTCTTGATGACATGCTGGCACCTAAATTTGTTGTGCGTGGGTCATTATTCGTTATCGGTGCGCGTCCAAAGATGGGTAAGACAACCGTTTTAACTGAAATGGCGAAGAACGTTTCCGATGATGGTTTGCCAGTGGCTCTGTTCAGCATGGAGATGTCAAATCAGCAATTGGTTGAACGGATGGTAAGCCAGAAGTCAGGCTTAAATTCTGACATGTTCTACGGCGGAACTGAGGATGATTTCGAATGGGCGCTACTTGGCAAAGCTATTAATGACCTTAGCGAAAAGCCTAACATTTGGGTTGATGATACAGCGGTAATGACGCTTGAGCACATTCAATCAGAGTGCAGAAAGCTGAAACGCAAGGTTGGGAAAATCGGGTTTATCGGTGTGGATTATTTAACGCTGATGAAAGCTGGTAAAGCAGACCGAAACGATATTGCCTATGGTGAAATTACCAAAGGGCTCAAGCAACTGGCAAAAGAGCTTGATACTACCGTGGTATTACTCACACAGCTAAACCGCAAACTGGAAGACAGAACCAATAAGCGACCTATGCCAAGCGATAGCCGTGATACTGGTCAAATCGAGCAGGATTGCGATTACTGGATGGGAATATACAAAGACTCAGTTTACAACGACAAAGCCGACAAGACGCTTACAGAGCTTATTGTGAGACTTAACCGCCACGGTAAAGCTGGCACAGCATTTGTAGACCAGAAAGGACTTTGCTTATTCGACACCGACCAAACTCAAGCAATGGCTAGAGCTGATATGGCAACCGCCAAGCGTAACACACCAAATCATAAGGACTTCTAGATGAGCATAGACAAACGAGTTATGTGTTATCGATGCCTGCACATTTACAATTTATTAGATGCAAAATTAATCAAAAATAAGCGACTTACTCACACCAAAGACAAGTGTTGCCCTAAGTGTGAATGCAAAGTTTATTTTTCAGAATGAGGATTTTTAGGATGAATAATATCGACTTCAAACTTGTATTTGAATTACTCGACAAAATGGAAGAGTGCGCTAATCGAATTAAAGAGCTAAATCAGTCAATTAAGCGAGGTGTTGAGTGATGAAAGGCTTAAATTTCAAGAATCAAACAGACCGTGGGGAGCATCTAATGCAGGGAACTAATTGGGTTAAGTGTAGTGATTCACTACCTGAAGATAATACCGAAGTGTTGGTCTACTGTGACGACACTAAAGAAATGATGGTCGCATATCTAGATGATGATGGGGACTTTTGCTGGCTAGACCAAGAAATACTTGGAACTCAGTTGATTTGCTACCCATCACACTGGATGCCACTCCCACCAATGCCAGAGGGTGAATGATGAGAGTAGTAAAATTGCCAGTCGATAAAAAATTCCAATCCAACGGAGAGCTATCTAAACGCTTGCTGGAATTAATCCACGAATATGACGGTGAAATAAGCTTAGCTGAAGCAATAGGGGTTATTGAGATTGTTAAGTTAACGCTAATTGGGGAACAGGAGAGCCAACAGTGAGCGATAAGCTACCAGATGAAATTTTAAAAACGCTAGCCACTGAGCCAATGTTTATCGAAGTGGTAGAACGCTGTTTAGATGAAAGTGAGTTAGTTAGTAATTTTAGCCGTATCTATGGCGTTGATTTGCCAAGAAAGCCAACCTCACCACTAATTGCAATGGTCGACGAAGCGACAGGATTTAGAGAGCATCAATTTAATGAGTTCTTTACAGCTTTTATCCCGTTTGTTTATCGGTATGTTTGGTTGCCACTTTACAGCAAAGGAAAACTAGGAGGCTAACTTGGAGAAAGCCACAAAGTTTCTTCTAAGAAATAAACGAATACGTGAAAACCTAATAGCCACAATAAATGCTCTACCCCTCAACGAAGAATTCCCCCTAGAAGTAAAAATCTCAGAATCCAGCCGAACACTACCGCAGAATGACATGTTTCATGCGCTATGTGGTGATGTGTCAAAGCAAATGACACTCAACAATGAGCCACTGAAATTATGGCAGTGGAAGAATGTCTTTGTGTCTGGCCACTGGATGGTTACTACAGGAGCGAAAGAGTCACCGTTAATTAGGGGAATTGAAGGTGAGCTATTAAACATACGAGAGAGTACGTCTCAAATGGGCAAGAAGCGCATGAGTAGCTTAATTGAATACTCGACAGCTTGGGCGGTAGAAAGCGGCGTGAAGCTGCGTACAACTCGTTATGAATATAACTACTACGGGCACAGGGAATAACTCAAGGAGCAGCAAGAGAGATGAACATCATATCAAAAATGGCAATCGCTATGGCGTCATTAGCATCACAGAGCGCCTTATGGGCTATCAATCGTAATAACTACTGGTACAGCTACCCCACATCAACTAAGCGCATCACAGGTCACGCAAAGATAAACCGAGCAGCCAAGAAACGGAGGAATAAAAAATAATGGCAAAGCGAACTAACGCACTTGAGCAAATGAAAAAATGGATGGAAGTAATCCCACAGTGTTTGCAGCCACAGAATAAGCAAGCTGACAGCGAAGAACCCAAAGAGAAGCCAGCAGCTCAGAAGCGGAGGGCGAGAAAGTGAAAGAACCCCACATACACAGACTTCTCACTTACGAAGAAGCAGAAAGACTTTGTGAGCATTACAAGCGACAAGGTTATTCCCCAGTCAAAATGCTCAATATTAACCCGAAATATTTCGACGTATCAGTCAATCTACCAACCCAAAAATGACTCAAGCCAACACCGCGGACAATGATTAATAGGATGTGGAGATGAAAAACGAAGCAGAAGCGTTTATGAGCGCATTAACAACGTTAAAGCTATGTTGGGCTATCCATAAGTCCAATGAAGCCGTCAGGAAGTGTGCAGGGCTATTAAAGCGCAAATTTAAAGAGCACTTAGCGTATGAAGCAATGCGGAAGATTGAAGGCAGTAGTAATCCGATGTTGGTTATCACACTTGCAGAGTGGGAGCTAGGAAAATGACAAGCATCTACCGCTCTAAAAAATGGCTCAAAGCAGTAGCTCAAATCGAATGTTGCGTCCTGTGTGGTCGCTATGGCGTTCAGGTTGCACATAGAAACGAAGATAAGGGAATGGGGCTTAAAGTAGACGATAGTCTAACAGCGGCGCTCTGTCAGCATTGTCACCATGAGATCGATAACGGCAACAAGTTAAGCCGAATTGAGAGACGTCAATTAATGGATAGGGCAATTGTTTTAACGCTCAGGGAGCTGACCAGAGGGGGGTTAATTGAACCATCATGAAGCAATATCACCTCAAGTTACCGTGGCCGCCAAGCAATAACATGTACTGGCGACACTGCAAAGGCAGGCACTATATATCATCAAAGGGTACAGGCTACCGAAAGCAAGTAACAGATTACATCAAGCAACATAACCTAGATATCAAAACCACCTCTCGCATCAAGATAATCATCACTGCAAACCCTCCAGACAAACGCAAAAGAGACCTCGATAACTTGCCTAAAGCTGTTTTCGATTCGCTTACTCACGCCAACTTTTGGGATGACGACGAGCAGATAGATGATTTTCGAATTAAACGCGGTGAGAGGGTTAAAGGCGGCTCACTGGATATCACAATATGGGAGATAGAGGATGCAGGCTGAGATAACAACCATTCCAGAATTACTCATCAAAGCCAGAGGAAATCAAACCAAGGTAGCTGGCTGGATAAGCGCATCGCGAAATACAGTAAGGAAGTACGCATTCGATACGCGAGCAGAAAAGCACATCATTGTAAATGGGCAGCTTATGGTTATACATCGCGGTGGAATCGGCGGAGCGATAAAAGGAAAGAGTGAAGTATTGCAGGGGGTGAGATGAACCTAGAAAGCGCTGTTAAATATCACTTCGCTAAAACCACATCAATATCAGATGCACCTAGCTCAACATCGCCAGATAGATTAACCGGCACTGATGTTATGGGCGCTTTTGGATATTGTCAAAGTAAAGAGTCATTCGGCTTTTCTGCGTTCTCGGGAAAGATGGAGATAAGCCAGAATGACAAAGTGAAAGCGATACAACTTTTAACTCGGCATGCATTGAATCATTGCGATAAGGTTCCAGCCTTACGCAAGCTCGATATAAATGTTAAGCGAAAGGTAATGCAAATACTCGCAAAATTCGCTTATGCAGATTATTGCAGATCAGCATCGAGTGTTACTGAGTGCGTAAAGTGCAATGGGTCAGGTTTTAAGGTAAGGACGATTAAGGTTAAAAAAGTCTTTGGTAAAGAAGTTCGCATTATTGATGACACCGAGTCATGCGCTTGTGATAAGTGTAACGGTAAAGGTTATGTTTCTTGTGCGTGCAATGACTGTAAAGGGCGTGGTATGGCAATAGACAAAGAAACGCTAAGGTTAACCGGTGAAGCTGTCAGTATGCCTTGTAAGCGTTGTTCTGGTCGTGGTTACGAGCGAATACCTGCATCAAAGGCTTTTCAGGCTGTGTCTCATTTAGGGATTACGATTGATCAATGGAAGCGTTCAGTTAGTAAATTTTATGAATCTTTAGTGGTTGAGTGTGAAAAAGGAGAAAGTAGCGCAGATTACATACTAAAAAAGGTAACAAATTAAAAACGAATACTTCTAACGAATGAATTGACTTTTGCACTTTTTTGTGTAAATATCGCTCTAACGATGGGTTATTGCCATTTCGTTGATGGTAACAAGGTAAAAGAGGCGGCACTTGTTATCGATCCCGCCTAGTTGGTCACTTCGTCTATTTGGACTGGAACTCCAACCGCATCGGCTGAGAGGTCGAAGAAAATAGAGCCTCACTTCGGTGGGGCTTTTTGCATTGCAAGGGTTTATATGCTTGATGAATTCGAGTGAGCATAAAAAAGCCACCAACTTTTTAGGATGGTGGCAAAAGATTGCAAATCATGTTTATAGCTAAACCAAAAAAAACTCTTGGTCGTCTTTTATTTTAACCATCTAATTTAAAAAAAGAAACAAACTTTATCTGACAGTCTATTTATAACTGGTTGGTATTGTTCCGATATCGGAATTCCGATATCGCCAATTAAAGCTGTAAGGATTGCTTACAAGTTCACATTCAAGAGGTCGCCTAGTGCGGCCTTTTTCGTATACAGCCGCCACAGAATCACTACTATCACTCACTTTCACTGAGCGTCTGTGCGCGGCTTTCTATTTAAGAGAGGTAGTTATGAGCAATCAACATTTAGAACAGACAGTTGCTGCATTATCAGCGCAGGTAACACATCAATATGCCCAGATTGCGGAATTACAAAAACAGCTCACTGACATGCAAGCGGCAATGAGCTGTGAATTAGAGGCGTCAAAATCAACAATTTTTAGCATCCAAGCAACAATTAATGCTAATGAAAAAGCCTTCGCTGATACAGTTAGTCAACTTGAATCAAGGTTTACTTCATCTCTTAAAAAATGAATCTAAATACTCTAACTCAGCCATCCCTTCGGTAAGTTACATAGGGATGAACATTTAACTTATCTCAAATGCTGATTAAATTCATTAATCTAAATCCGGCTACCTGCTGGTGGCTTTCTATTAACTAATTCCTCCAGTAAAGGGGGTGAGTATGGATCATATGAAAGAAAACCCCGAGTTCTGGGATAACGTATTTCAAATTATTGCTGCTCATAAGGAGCAAGGTATTAGCGCATCACTAGCAACAGGCATGGCGATTCTACGCGGCAAGTACAACGGCGGCGGTTGGAAGAAGACGCTATTTGATGGCGCTATGTGTGCACTATTTGCATGGTTTGTAAAAGACCTTCTAACACTGCTTGGTCTTAACCATGAGTTGGCTTACCTAGCGAGTGTCTTCATTGGGTATGTCGGCGTGGATGGTCTGAGTAAAATTATTAAAGGCAGGGCGGGGGTGAACAATGACTAAGCAAGCGCGAGGCATTCGCAATAACAACCCTGGTAACATTGATTACAACAAAGCCAATAATTGGAAAGGGCAATTGCCGCATGACCCAAGTATTGAACCTCGCTTCTGTCGATTTGAAAGCCCTGTTTATGGTATTCGTGCATTGATGGCACTACTTCGTACCTACCAGCGTAAGTACGGGTTAAAAACTGTATCAGGCCTGATTGACCGCTGGGCTCCGACGAATGAAAACAACACCCGAGCATATATTAACGGTGTAGCTAAAGAGTTGGGTGTATCGCCTACTGATGTTATCAGTCTTTATGATAAGGCAACCACAATTAAACTGGCCAAGGCAATCATTCGTCATGAAAATGGCACGCAACCCTACGATGAGGCTATGTTCGAAAAAGCGTGGAGTTTGCTGTGAAAAGGCTTATAGCTTTAGCACCGTTTATTTGCTGGCTGTTGCTATTCATATTTGGCTTAATACTGACATATCAGATGGTCAAAGTGAGTAAAGAGAATGGAAAGCTCATTGAGCAATTATCAACAAGCCAGCTACTAAACCAAGTAACCCAATCAGCAATAACTCTTCACTATCAAGCATCACTCGATAATATCAAAGCAAAGCAATTAGAGGACTCAGAACATGTCAAAGTTAAGACTGTTATCAAAACAGTACTCAAAGACAATGAGTGCGCTAATACTGCTGTGCCTGACGATGTTGTTAGTGAGTTGCACAAGTACAAAAGAGGTATTGATTCCCGTTCAGTCTCCACCAATACCAGCACAGTTAACCGCTGATTGTCCTCAGCCTGATATTCCTGAAAAAGTGGACTGGGGCGACATGCCACAACTGCTAGTTGATGCGATGAATTCAATAGCAAAGTGCAATTTAGATAAGAAAGCCATTCGAGAGATTGAAGCAAATAGGTTAGGTGTTAAGAATGGCGACAGATAAAGCTATGGCGTGTTCTGGATTTGCCTCCTGTAGGAATAAATAAACTCCAGCAGCAGTAACAATCTTAAATAGTAGTTCAGTAATTCGTACCATGTAAATCTCCTTAGTTAAAGTAGCGATAGGGCGTGATTCCCTATATGGGCACCTATTTTTAACTTGTTGATTTAATTTGGTATGTGTTTTGCTTTAGCAATGCGTGAAATTTGACAACAAAGAAATGCCCCAGATATCGAGGCAAAGTAGAGAATAATAGTTCATGAATGTAACGTCACTATACGTTAATCGTGAATAACCACAACATTAAAAAGGTAGTAATCTCAAGCAGATATTACAAATCTGAGCCTCGCAAAATAGCGGGGCTTTTTAATGGAGAAATATCATGGCAACGCAGGGTTTTGATAAGCCAGATCAATTCCGGGAAGAACTGGATAAAAGCATTCTGAAAGAATAAAAAAAGCCCACACACCGCGGGCTAAGTACATCTGTTGAACTAATGAATATCACATTAAATGTAGTTGACGCATTCAAAATATGCAAGCGAATAATGAGCCTCTGAGAAATCAGGGGCTTTTTAATGGCTTCTTCGCAATTAAGTGAGGTGGTCTCTATCTGGCTGACGGGTAAGCCGTAAGTGACCTGATTAACGTAGTGATACGTGATGATGGTTGCGAACTCTACGCATTTCACTCTGTGCATAGCACGCACATTTAAAACACCAAGAGCCTACAGAAAGTGAGCCTGAGAACTGCCGTTATAGCTGGCAAGCTCTCTTGGGGCGGCTTTTCTGTGCTACAGGCTCCCTTTCTATAGGAAATATGCAATGATTAAAATCGTACATATGAAGTATGACGAAACCCTAATCCCGTTTAATGGGGATTGCTGGGTTAATGCCACAACAGCCGCATCCTATTTTGGTAAAAGGGCAAAGAACTGGCTAATCCTTGACTCCACTAAGGAATATATTAGGGAAATTGGGCAAGAGCTTGATATTAAACCATTTGATGAAAAAGGGCAGATTTCTGCCATTTTAGTTCGGGTAGAAAAAGGTCGAAACGGCGGTACTTGGATCCATCCTGAATTAGTGATTGAGTTTGCTAGATGGTTATCACCTAAATTCGCTCGCGCTTGTGATAGACATATTAAAAACATGTTGATGTCACAGAATATGACATTAACTGAAGATCAAGTAATTGGGCTGCTGACATACAAAGAAGCTACTGAGTGGGAAAAGAGATTTCAAGAACCCTATTACAGAGCGTTATCAAAGATGTCAGGGACTCCTTATTTTGGTCATGTTGGCGGTTGTCCGTTATTGTTCGCTGGCATCACGGCTAAATGGGTTTATGGCGTTGCATTACCTGATTATGTCTATGAATCAGTCAAAGAAAATAAAGGCGACAGAGAAAAAATCCACCAATACCTAAAAGGTGATGCTCTACTTGCTGTAGAAAAGCAAATGGTTGCAGTGACAAACATTGCTAATAGCTCTGTTGACTACAAAGACTTTGATGCTCGATGTATGGCTGCCTTTGATGTTAAAGGGCAAATGCAGTTACTTTATCCATCGGGCAATCAACCATCACACACTGTAACATTACAATAGGTCGCTCAGCGGCCTTTTTTATTGGGTGGAATATGAAAACAGGAATCATCACATACAAGATGTCGCTTCGTCCATTCATGAAGCCAGTTTTAATTATCGCTGCCATTTTTCATATGGATTGGTTAGCGAATTTATGCTTCAAGAAAGAACTCGTTCTTGAGGGTGAGGAAGTAGAAATAAGCAGTTAAATAATAAGGTAAAGCATGACTACTGAACTAACAGCAAAAGAGAAAATCCGCTTAGGCTTACTTAGGCTAACAGGCAATAACACCGCAGCAACAGCAAAGGCAATTAAGCTCATCAACGACGACCAACTTGAATATGAGTTATTTGTCCAACTGTGGAATAGCAACAACGGCAACTTTGATAACGGCAGCGTAGACACGCTAACGAAAGTTGACTCTGTCTATCAGCGAGTGCAGGAAACAAAGAAAACGTTATTCAACGATGAAGTAGCAGAATAACCGGTTTTATAAAATTCTACAAACGTCATTCATGGAGTGGCGTTGATAGAGATTTATATAGGTTTTTGTTACTGGCGGTCTCGGGATTTACGAGGCATATATGAAAACAGCCAGTGGATTATTCTAATTGAGGTTAATTAATGGCGACTAAAACAAAAATGGGTCGCCCAAGTAAATTTGCAGAGAGTTTAGTTAAAGCAAAAGAATACTTAATGGGCGGATATGAAACGGTTGGTGATGTTGTACCAAGTGTGGCTGGTCTAGCCTGTTATTTAGGTGTTAGCCGGTCAACGGTTCAGCAATATGCCAAAGAAAATGAAGACTTTTCGGGCACGTTAGAAGCTATAAAAACGTTACAGGAAAATAGACTGATAAATAAAGGCCTGATTGGTGAGTTTAATCCAACGATAACTAAGCTAATGCTGGCCAATCATGGTTACAGTGAGAAGCAGGAAGTGGATCACAAATCCTCTGATAGCTCAATGTCACCAACAAAAATAGTTCTGGTTGCCGGAGGTAGCAATGACGGTAGCGAGGATTGAAATTCCACCTAAACTGGTTCCAGTTTTCGAGAACGAAGGTGTGCGATACCGTGGCGCATATGGCGGTCGAGGTTCTGCAAAGACAAGAACATTCGCACTAATGACGGCTATCCGTGGCTACATGGCTGCAAAGAATGGGCAGTCTGGGGTGATACTTTGCGCTCGTGAGTACATGAACTCACTTGAAGAATCCTCGATGGAAGAGGTTAAGCAGGCGATTAGGTCTGTGCCTTGGCTCAATGACTTCTATGAACTCGGCGAGAAATACATTCGCACTAAGTGCCGCTCAGTTAGCTATGTTTTCGCAGGGTTGCGACATAACTTAGATAGCATCAAATCCAAGGCGAGAATATTAATCGCTTGGGTGGATGAGGCTGAATCCGTGTCAGAGACGGCATGGACGAAACTGACCCCCACTGTTCGTGAAGCTGGTTCTGAAATATGGGTGACATGGAACCCTGAGAAAGATGGCAGTGCAACAGACAAGCGCTTTAGAAAGGAGCCACCCGATAACGCTATCGTGGTTGAGATGAACTACGATGATAACCCGTGGTTTCCTTCCGTGTTAGAAGAAGAGCGCCTGAATGACCAAGCTAGACTAGATGCCGCTACTTATGCGTGGATATGGGAAGGAGCTTACCTTGAAAACTCCGATAAGCAAGTATTAGCCAATAAATACGTTGTTCAATCATTCCCTGATGACCTGTGGAAGCAAGCAGATAGATTACTGTTCGGTGCCGACTTTGGTTTTGCGAAAGACCCTAACACGCTTATTCGCATGTTTATCTTGGATGACTGCCTGTACATCGAGCGCGAGGCTTACGGTGTAGGCGTTGAACTTGACCACATGCCAGCTTTTTACGATGAAATACCCGAAGCTCGTAAGTGGCCCATCAAAGCTGACTCCGCAAGACCGGAAACAATCAGCTATTTAAAGCGACAGGGATTTAATATTTCAGCCGCTAAAAAGTGGCAGGGAAGCGTAGAAGATGGCATCACATACTTACGTGGCTTCAGGCAAATAATCATCCATCCTCGCTGTAAAGAAACAGCAAAAGAAGCCCGCCTCTACTCATACAAAACAGACCGCATCACTGGTGAAGTGCTTCCCGTCATTGAGGATGCGTATAACCACTGTTGGGATGCGGTTAGGTATGGTCTGGATGGGTATATCACGCAGAAATCTAACGCAGGCCTACTGGTTCCAAAAAGATTACTGAGGCGATAATGCAAGAAAACATGAAACTAGCCGTCAATCACTTAGTGAATGATGCGATAGCTCGTGCCCGTATGGCTTTGGTAAATCCAACCATGGGGCTTGATGCTAAGCGATCATCAGCTTGGTGTGAATACGGATTTAAACAAGATTTAACCTTTGATGATTTATACAAACTATTTCGCCGTGGTGGGATTGCATACGGCGGAGTGACTAAACTAATTGGTACATGCTGGAAAACAGCACCACAGGTTATTGAAGGTGAAAAAGCAGATAAATCTAAAGATGAGACTGTCTGGGAAAAATCTTTCAAAAAAACAATTAACAAGCGCATATGGAAAGAGTTTAAAGAGGCAGATCAGCGTCGTCTTGTAGGTCGCTATTCTGGCCTAATCCTTCACATCAATGACAATGGTAAATGGCACGAGCCGGTTAAAGCCTCCAAGCTTTTGAGAAAGGTTACTCCTGCATGGGCTAGTGCGATAAAACCTACTGAATGGGTGACTGATATTAACTCGTCTGATTACGGTCAGCCTAAGATGTGGCAATACACCGAGTCATTACCGAATGGTGGAACTAGGAATATCAATATTCATCCTGACCGAGTGTTCATTCTTGGTGATTACTCCATTGATGCGATTGGCTTCCTTGAGCCGGCATACAACGCATTTGTGAGCCTTGAAAAGGTTGAGGGCGGTTCTGGTGAGTCATTCCTCAAGAATGCCGCCAGACAGCTATCAGTTAACTTTGACAAAGAAGCCAAAATTGATGATTTAGCAAGAGCATACGGCGTTGAAACGTCAGAGTTGCAGGAGATTTATAACGATGTCGCTAGGGAAATCAACATAGGCAATGACGCAGTTCTGATCACTCAGGGCGCTAACGTGAACCCGTTAGTTGCTGCTGTATCAGACCCAACTCCTACATATAACGTCAATCTTCAAACTGCCGCCGCAGCAATGGATATCCCATCGAAAATACTTGTCGGCATGCAAACAGGTGAAAGAGCGAGCACCGAAGACCAGAAGTATTTCAATTCACGCTGTCAGTCGCGCAGGGATGGTGAGCTTTCATTCGAAATAGAGGACTTCATTGACCACTTAACACGAATCAAGGTTCTAGAGCCTATTGTTGAGAAAACGGTTATTTGGGATGACCTGAACGAGCAATCAGCTACTGAGAAGCTCGATAGTGGTGAAAAGATGAGCCGTATAAATCAAGCATCACTAGCAACTGGCGAGCCTGTATTCACCGTTGAAGAGATTAGAACGGCAGCAGGGTATGAGAATGATGGTAGCGACCCGCTAGGTGAATTCGATGAAAATCCAGAAGATAAGGACCGCGATAAGAGTAGGAACGAAAGCCGATCCGACAGCGGTTGATAAATTGGAGCGCGGAGCAATGAAAGCCTTTGCAAAGCGCATTAAAAAAGTATCACAAGGCTACATACAGCTACTCAATAGAATCCCATCCGAGCCCGTAGTTAATAAAAAATACCAATTCGACCTAGACCCTAATTATCTGTCAATCATCCTGAGAGACGGTGAGCTCATGGTCGATGAGGTGTTATTGCAGGGTGGTGAATTCAATAACTTCTTTTTCAATGAGTACGTCAGCACAGCATATGAGCGAGGAACGGCGCAGGAATATGCAAACCTAGCGCAGCAATCGACAGTATATGCAGCGACGCAACAAAGCGTAGCAACGATATTGCTTAGTGAGCCTTATCAGCTTCGGATGGCGTTAGTTCGGGCTAGGGTGTTTGAAGAAATGAAAGGGCTGTCTGCGCAAGTCAAAGCAGATATGGCGCGTATTCTTACCGATGGTATAGCGAGGGGGCTAAATCCTCGTGAAGTTGCTAGAAATCTGAATGAGCAATCAGGCATCGAAATCCGTCGTGCTAATCGAGTGGCCAGAACGGAAATCACAACGGCATTACGCCGAGCCAGAATGGATGAGGCTGATGAGGCTAGTGAAGTTCTAAACCTTGAAACTCGGCAGGTCCACATATCCGCGCTTAGTCCAACAACACGACCTAATCATGCGTCACGTCACGGCAAAATATTTACTACTGACGAGCAGCGTGATTGGTGGGCTAGAGATGGCAATTCAATCAACTGCAAGTGTTCGACGGTGACTATTCTGACTGACAAAGAAGGTAGGCCGTACAACGATACGCTGCTCAATAAACTGAAAGAGGAAAAAGAAGCCATGAAAGAACGTGGTTACCAATGGGCGGAGGAATAACGATGCCGATTCAAGTAAACGTCACGACCAAGGTTAATAGCGCATCAATCAGGCGTGAAACCTATAACGGCCGTGAGCACATCATCATCCCGAGTTACACACTGCCAGCAAACGTGATCATGAATGGCGGATTGTATCCAAGCACTGAAATCGATGCTCATTACAGAGGTCTAGAAGGCACTCTTGCTCCGCTTGGGCATCCGACGGTAAATGGTGAGTTTGTATCAGCTTTGTCGGCTGAGGGCATCAATCAGGGGCATATTGGGGCGTGGAATCGAAATGTAGAGAAGGTCGGTAATCGAATCTATGTCGAAAAGTGGATTGATGTAAACAAGGCAAAAGAATCTGAAGGTGGTCGCGAAGTTTTGGCAAGGGTAGAAGCGCTGGAAAGCGGCGAAAGCTCAGAGCCAATTCATACCAGCGTGGCTGTTTTCTTGGAGAAACTCGAAGCCAACGAAGAACAGAAAGCGCAAGGCTATAACTGGATTGCAAAAATTCACAGAATGGATCATGACGCAATATTACTTCATGAATCTGGTGCAGCAACACCAACTCAAGGTGTTGGGATGATGGTTAATGCTGACCAAGCAACTGAGATGCAAATCAATAACGGCGCGCTCACTGGCGAAACCTATCGCGAGAAAGAACACAAGTTAACGATGGCGGCTCGCAAGCAGTTTGCTACTGGTGGTGAGTTTGTATGGGTATCTGATTTCACTGATACACACGCAGTCATCATCGTAGATAACGGCACGGCTAAATTGCATTCCTACACTAACGAAGATGGCGTTATCACATTTGATACTCAAGGCGAAGAAGTGGAGCGCCAAGAGTCATGGGTCAAAGTGGTAACAAATAAACTTAAATCGGTATTCAGTAAACCGCAGGCAAGCCCTGCAATCAATAACAGTACGGAGGGCGACATGCCTTTAACTCAAGAAGAAAAGAAAGAACTCGTAGGTGATATTGCTCAGGCATTAGCAGCGAACCTTGCTGAGCAACTAAAGCCAATCAATGAAAAGGTTGATGCGTTACAGGTTAACCACAAGAAGCTGGAAGAATCATTAACCGCAAACCAACGTGCAGAAGAAGCCGAAATGCGCAAAGAGGTAGCAGCTAAATATGGCGAAGTGGTTGCAAATTCACTACAAGGCCAAGCATTAATCGATATGCACAAGCAACTCGGTGAAGCAGCATCATTAGCTGGCAACTCAGTCGCACAGCAAGAGCAAGTTGGCGCACCAAACCCAGCGGAATACTTTAAGGGAGCTCAATAATGGCTACTAGTCGTTACCGCCGTGTAAATCTTGACGGCAAATCAATCACAGAAACACGCGCAGCAAAGGCGAATGTGTTGCCCGGTACTTTCGTGGTTATTGATGCAGATGATGAGTTTGCACAAGCCACAGCATTAACTGGTCGCATCTACATTACCAATCCAGCGTATCACCAAGGTCTGACAATTCGTGATGCTATTCCTGCTGGTGACTCTGTTGTCGGTGAGTATGTAGAAGAAGGTCGAGAGTTGGCTGTATTGGTTCCTGCTGGAACTTATAAAAAAGACTCTCCGATCAAGCTTGGTGCTGATGGTAAAGGCGCTCTTGCATCTGCTGATACAGAATCAGTAATTGGCTACTCTCAAGATGAAGTGACGCTAAAAGATGATGATTTCATTCGTGTTCGCTTTCGTGTTGGCACTGTAGCTACTGCAACTACTGATTAATAAAAAGGAAAAAACATGTTTTATACTGCTGAAACTTTAGCAACAAATAGCCGACTGCAACGTCAGTGGGATAGCCTATGGGCTACACGTAATATCTATAACACGCAACATAACTTGATGATTAACCAGTATCAGAACGTGATGGACGGTGAGACGTTAGCGGCAAACCAAGTTGGCGGCTTCACTCGTGAATTTTGGGCTGAGATTGACCGTAATATTATCCAACTCCGCGACCAAGAAACAGGCATGGAAATCGTCAATGATTTAATGGGCCTGCAAACAGTGTTACCAATTGGCAAAACAGCGAAACTGTATAACGTGGTTGGCGATATTGCTGATGACGTATCAATCAGCATCGATGGTCAAGCACCATATTCGCATGATCACACTGGATACGACTCAGACGGTGACCCAATTCCAGTATTCACCGCAGGTTATGGTGTTAACTGGCGTCATGCGGCAGGGCTAAGCACTGTTGGCATCGACTTAGTGTTAGATTCTCAAACCGCGAAGATGCGCCAATTCAACAAGAAAATTGTTAATTACTTCCTGAATGGTGACGACAAAATCAGCGTTGATGGTTACAAAGGCCAAGGCATGAAGAATCACCGCAACACAGCGAAAATCGACTTGGGAGCTTCTGGTGCTAATATCGATTTAACCACTGCTGACTTGCCTGCATTGTTAGCGTTCTTTGGTTTTGGTGGTGCGTTCGGCCAGACTGCATTCAACAACAAAGTAGACGCTTACGATGTTATGTGGGTGAGCTATGAGGCATGGGGTAACCTGATTAAGCCTACAGTGGTTGCGGTTGGCGCAGGTGCTGGCAATAGCGTAGTGAATGGTCGTGTTATCGACACATTACTGCCGTATGCTGGCGTGAAAGAAATTCGCCCGACTTATGCGCTTAAAGGTACTGAGTTCATTGCGTATCAGCGTCGCAAAGATGTAGTGACTCCTTTAGTTGGCATGGCGACTGGTGTTGTTCCTAAGCCTCGTTTTATGCCACAGGATAACTACAATTTCCAAATCATGTGCGCGGCAGGTCTGCAAATCACTCGTGATGGCGAAGGTAAGTCTGGCGTGGTTTATGGCGCGAAACTGAGCTAAGGAGATAAAAATGGCTAAGTATGAAGTTATTATCCCTTGGTATGGTGTCGAAAAAGGTGAGGTTGTTGATATTGAAAGCCTTCACCCCGCACTGAAACCAAATGTTCGGAAGTTATCAATTGAGGCTGCTGAATTAATCCCATCCACACCGAAAGCCAAGTCGAAGAAAGACAAAGAAGAATAGCCGCGAAAGCGGTTTTTTATGCCCTCGAAAGAGGGCTTTGCTTTGTGAGGTAATCATGATCACAAAAGAGCAAGCCAAAGAATACCTGACGGGGCAGGGAATAGAGTTGCCTGATTTTATTCTCGACGCGTTGATTGAGCAGGTCGGCAGCATTCAGGAATGCCTTGATAAGCATTATCCAGCGGCAACCGCACTATTGATTCAGATGTATTTACTTGCACTCATGGCGCTTGGTCAGGGTGATAAGTATATCATCTCGCAATCAGCCCCCAACGGTGCGTCACGGTCATTTCGGTATCAATCCTTTGGTGATAGATGGAAAGCGGCTATATCGCTTCTACGTAGCTTAGATAAGTACGGATGCGCTAATGGTCTAATCCCCTCTGACCCGACCCAAACAGCACATGCTGGATTGTGGATAGCTAAAGGTGGCTGCATGTGTGGAGGTGGTCGATGAGCACTACCGCTAACTGGTCATATACCAATGTCGCTACTGTTTACCCTGTCATTCATGGTGGCGGCGAGTGGGGGGATGAAACCACCTACGGGCTTCCTTATCTTATTGACTGCACATGGCAATCTAGCAATGAAGTTGTGAAAGATGACATGGGGAAAGAGTTTGTTACCAACAACGTATTTTTCACTGAGTTAAAACGCAACGGCGTAGATGTACAAAAGCCAGAGCGCGGTTTCTACATTGCCAAAGGTGATACTACTTCTCAGTCTGACCCTAGAGTCGCAGGAGCTGACATCATCATCACAGTTAAAGAAGATGATATGAGCTTTTTCGGGGAAGATCCCGATTATGAAATAAGGACTTGATATGGCTGGCAGAGTTAGAGGGCTTGACCGTGCAAGGCGCAATACACGATCGTTTATTAACGCAACAACAAAAAAAGCGGAAGCAGCGATACATAAAGCGATCCTTGTCGGTGCTGAGCTGTCTGCTGTGTATACCCCTATTGACACATCAACGCTAATTAATTCGCAGTTTCGCGAAACTAAAGTGAACGGCACTCGCATAACGGGGAGGGTTGGTTATAGCGCAAGTTATGCGGTGTATGTCCATGATCCTAAAGTGAAGCAAAACTTTAAGCGTAGTTCAGCAAAAAAAGAGTTTTTGAAATCTGCATTTGAAGAGTCCGAGGCTCGCATACATGAAGTGATAACAAGGGAGCTGAGAGTGTGATTATTGATGATTTTCTTGACTACTTAAAGCGCGGTGGACTTACTGATGGATTCATTGTTCAACGCTTAGACTGGAAAGAGCGTCCAGAAACTAAAATCCAGCAATATATTGTTATCCGTCCTGCCAGTGGTTCTGGTCGGTTGGGTGAGTTGAGTGCAGATGATTATGTAGATGTTATTCTCGTGTCCGCACAAGATGACCCAATTCCCGCATTAACTCGCGCTGATGAAATACTCAAATATGTCGCGGCAAATCCTAGTGACTGTAATCTCAACTCAGTTTTTAACATGGGTGGGTTGCCATCAGGAATTGTAACCACAGAAAACCGAACGATATTCAGGCTCTCATTCCGCTGCTTATCATAAACAAACAAATCTCAAACTAGGTCGCCAATGTGCGGCCTTTTTTATTTTCTATAGAAAGAGGTAAAACATGGCTAACTGCCCCGTACAAACTAACAAGTTGATTGGGCGCAATGCAGTTATTCGTATTGCTCCTGGCTGCCCTGACCAAGTTCCAGCGCAGTCTACATTTAAGCGGATTGGCGCGATTACAACAAAGTCCTTTGATTTATCACCAAATTCGATTACGTCAGAGGCAGACGATACAAAAGGCCTAATAGAAAACATTGTTACCAACATGGATCTCTCTATCTCATTCGACGGAGAGTATCGCAAGAGAGACAAAGATACTGACTTTGGGCCATTAAAGCTATTACAGGAGATCCCTAAAGAAGTGCAAATGGGTCGCCAGCCTGCTTATTGGGTGCAGATGGACTTCACTGGAGAGGATGCTGTTGTTCTTCAAGGGTATTTTGTATTCACATCTTGGTCTTCTGAGTTTCCAGCATCAGAAATCGCCACTTACTCGGGAGGGTTAAAAGTATCTGATGCTGACTCGATTGAATGGCTAGTTGAGGAAGTTGCAGTAACAGGAGTGTCAGTCACGCCCGCAACATTGAGCGTAAAAGCAGGTGAAACAGGCACGTTCACAGTTAACTTCACGCCAACAGATGCAACCAATAAGAGCTACACGGTTGTAAGTGATAAGACCAACTTTGCAACAGTAAGTAAGCTAGCGAATGTTGTCACTGTCACAGGCGTAGCAGCAGGAACAGCAAATGTAACTGTCACATCTGAAGATGGTGCGAAAACAGCTAAGTGTGTAGTCACTGTCACGGCTGCTTAATATTACAAAGGGTGCTTTCGAGTGCCCTTGATAATATTTTCAGGGGGAAAAATGGCAGCAAGAAAGGAATATGGCGAATTCATAATATCAACGCCTGACAAAGATTATTTTTTCAAGCCTTCATTTGATGCGATGACAAGAATAGGAACGCCAGAGCAGATTGTTAATGCACTTACTCTGATAAGCGGGGCGGAGGCTCAGGCATTAATTGCTCGCGCCAAACATGCTTATGGAGAGGTTCCTGATTGGCTATTTAGAGCGTTAAAAAAACCAGCCTACGGACGCAGCGTTTTATCAACATCAATGATGGTAATGCAAGCTTGCTGTAATGATGATTGCGATGAGCTGATAGGCGAGTGGAAGCCAAGTAGAAATGGCTCAACATACAGGCTAGGCAAGATGCCTGTCACGTCCATAATTGTGTTGGCTAATGAGTTAATGATGCATGGCATTGTTGGCAAAGTAAAGGTTAGAAAGCTTCAGCGTAACGAAGGTAAAAACGAATTTACAGATAGCTTTAATGCTATTGAGTACATCAATGCTGCTCGAGCTCATTTTGGAATGAGTCGTGAGGAGGCGGAGCAATTAACCATGACCGAGTTCGTCATGATGCTAAAAGCTAAATATCCAGACGAGAAGGGTTTCACTCGTGAAGAATACGACGAGATCATGAAAGCTGATGACCAGCGCAATGATGAGCTGATCAGTGGTAAGCGTCGGTTGGTGAGTGGGAAGAGGTAAGTAGCCAATTATTAGGTTTGAGATGTTTTATAGTAAAGGTAGGAATATGAATAAAATCCTAAGGCAGTATCGACATATGAAGGTACCTTTATTTGAATCTGGATATATTATCTATTGTGGCTCTTGGGATGATTGGCGCTCTCTACATGAAAAACTAGGCATTGATGGTGGGGATAGTTTTGTTAACGGTGCAAGTCATACAGTTACTAACACTCAGTGTGTACTCCATATTATTGGTGTGTTTAACGGTAAATTATCTACTCTAGCTCACGAATGTGCACATATAGCTTTCGACATTTGTCACCGCGTCGGTGTGAGCGTTGAAACAGGAGCCGCGAATGAAACATTTTGTCATCTTATTAGTAGGATGGTGGATTTCTGTGTTAAACCCAAAAAAGCCGACGTAGGCCGGCTTTAATTATTGCAACAGGTTAAGGACGCTTACTGTTTGGTGTTCTTTTTTCAAGAACCCATGTGTTACCTGATTGCGTTGTTGGTGGTAGCTTTTCGTTGTCTCTCACTGTGGCATAATTGTTTTTTAAACCGCCACGAGGTCCAACTTCTCGATAGATACCGCCATCTTTACCTGTGTTTTCACCGGGTTTTTTACCCATAATAAAAACTCCTTGTAATGCTCGTTATTGAGCAGAACAAATATTAGACGTGAATTTAATTAAGTCAAATATCCGTACAAAGGAAATGGGGCTGCTACTAACCTGATGACGTTTGGTCCTTTATTCGTTTTCTGAAAGCGCCAAGTTTTCCTTTTAACACTCATCACTGATCAAATTACCAGATAACCATCCTTAAGTAATATTGATATTATCTATGAGTTATTTTCAGTTTTATAAAAAATAAATCACTTATCGATATATAGCGTAGGGATGAGTTATGGCTTTTGCTTATGAAAAAAATACTAAAAAAGGGTTAACTAAAAAGGCAACCAGCTATTTGTTGGGGTTTTCCTATAAGGGAAGTATTGTTGACGCTCTGAAAAAAAATGAAAGGTTCAAAGAGAATGCAGATTTTGAAGTAGATAAAAGTACGAAGATAAGAATAAGAAAGCTTGAGTATATGGATGAAAGTAAATCTTTTTTTGCTCATTTTACATTTTATGATCCAGATGCTTCTGTTTCAGTTACCCCTTCTATCAATAACAATAAGGAAAAGAGCAATAAAGAAAACGATGATTTGATGCGCATTGAGAATTATGACAAAAGACATATTTTTGCGATTATTGATGATAGTGATATATACGCCATAAGCCAGATAGTAAACTCACATCACTCATCTAGTCTGAATGCAATTTTTAAAGCTTTAGGCTTGGAGCTTAATGTTAGGGATAAGATTGATAAAAGTACGATACAAAAAATAAGAGCAGAGAAAATAAGAAATATTGGAATCGCAGTTCAGACAACCGCAAAAGATATCGATGATATAAAGGTAAAGTCTAAACTAAGTATTTTTTCCAAAGAAGAAGATGACGAGCCTTTTTATGGCACATTGACTTTAGGGTATAAGGAGAACTTAGGGTTAATAAACGAAGCTACTGACAACATTGAAAAATATATAGACGAATTATCAGAGGACTTCTTTATTGTTACAAGAAAGGGGAGCATGATCAAGAGCTCTGAAATTAAGACTAAAAGAGATTATTTCACCACTCCATACGGAACAAAAACAATAAAAGACACAAATGCGAAAGAAATTCTAGAGGATTTCATCGAGTATACACTATAGTATTCTATAACAACTTAACTATCGTAGAGGCGTAAATATGATATTTAGAGGCAGAGATATCAAATACATAGCAGCGTTTCTTGCGATACCATTGCTTGCTGGCGTATTGACGTTTTTGTTTTATGAAAAAATAAGGTACAACAAAGATTTACTTAACTTCATAGCTAATATTTTCTCTATATTAACTGGTTTTTTACTGCTAGTTATATCTACATCAGGCGAAGTAGCTGCGTCAACAATGAATGGGGCAAGCGAAGAAGATTCATACAGAGGTAAGAGAAAATTTAACATTAGGTTTCAGAGGTATTTGTTTTTATTTTTTCTTTATTTGATAGTTTTGTGTTTGATTTTTACATACTATCTAGTAATACCCCAGCAACAAAATACTGCAAGTAATACTGTCACAAGTAATATCACTTGGCTACTAACCTCATTAGAGGTATTGATTTGCTTTTTTAGTATTGTGGCTTTTTTATGTTCGTTTTTTATCCCATTAAAAATAAAGCAATTATTTGAAGAGAAGATTAATAAAAGCAACTAACCCACTCCGGTGGGTTTTTTGTTGCCTGAATTTCTCAACTTATTGATATTGATTGATTATAGCGAATCGCGAGAATTGATAGCCCGTCTTTGGGCTTGTAATCCAGATCACATATCACGCCTCTTAACTGAGGCCTTTTGCTTTGTTTTGCGCTACCTTCGAGTTATCATTAAGGGAAATTAATATAATGTAGAGGCAAGGGATGAAGAAGTTATTTTTAGCTGGATTGGTTGGCTTGACGGTATCGTTAATGGCTGGGTGTGCATCATCAGGCAATCATTCAATAAAAAATGAGACACAAGAAAGTATTGATTCAAAGCTGGTGAAAGGTAAAACAACCAAAGAAGAGGTAAAGCTAATTTTTGGTAAGCCAAGTGCGACGACATTTAGCAGTGAAACTGGTGAGCAGTGGATTTATACGCTAGCAAACACACAAATTAAAGGGACAACATTAATTCCATTTTATGGCTTGTTTGATGGCGGATCAGATACTCAGGTAAAGCAATTGATAGTCATCTTTAAAGATGGCGTTGTTGATAAGTACATGCTATCTGATTCTGAAATTGAAACCAAATCTGGCTTATTGAATTAATGTGAGAATGTACGAAAAAGCTACTTATTTTAGCTAAAGGCCTCGTCGCGTTGACGGGGCTTTTCTTTTTCTAGGAGAAAGAAATGTCAACGAATTTGGGCGAAATAGTATACGACGTATCGATGGATGTTCAGCAGCTACTTGTTTCCCAACGTGTGCTTGAACAAAGACTAGGCCGACTTGATAGTAGCTTCGATAGAACATCTCGTTCAGTTGATAATGCCAGCGAATCGATGTTCAGTTTTTCAAAAGCGGCAATGGCTGTCACGTCTGCAATAAGTGCTGGTGTTATCATTAATGCTGTAGACGAGTGGGGGCAAATGGCTGCTCGTATAAAAATGGCGTTAGACTCGGCAGAGGGAAGCATCGAAAAGTATGGAGAAATACAGAAGAGATTTCTTGAAATTAGCAATAGAAATGGTAAGGCTGTAGAGACAACTCAAGAAATTTACGCCGGATCTGCATCTGCAATGAAAGAGCTCGGCTATAACACAGAACAAACAATTGATTATATTGAATCACTTTCCTCTGCATTCACTTTAAATGCAACAAGCGCCATGCAAACAGAATCAGCAACTAACGCTCTAAATCGAGCAATGGTGACTGGTGTTTTAAGGGGGAACGATTGGCATTCTGTATTAAACGCTATGCCGTCTGTTGTGGGTAACATTGCCAAAGAATTATCTAAGTTACGAGGAGGGGTTAAAGTAACGGAGAACGATGTTAAGAAAATGGCAATGACAACTGGCGTTTCAATGAAGTTATTTATTGATTCCATGAGGGGCGCGAAAGATGAAAACAATGCATTGGCTGACTCGATGGACAACACTGTTGCAGATGGCTTCACAAAACTAGCGAACTCAGCCAAAGCATACTTTGGGGAACTTAATCAGGGCCTTGGGGTAACAAGAACAATGTCTGCTGGTTTTGCCGTTCTGTCAGAAAACTTTGATAAAGTTGCTTCGGCAGCAGCTATTGCTGCCATTGTGATTGGCTCAAGATACGCAACATCTCTGTCGGCATCGGTCAAAGCTAAGTTCTCTGATATAGCCGCAAGTACCGCACAAGCAAAAGCAACACATCAAGCAGCACTAGCAGATCAATACGCTGCTACAACAAAAGTAAGAAAGACTTGGGCAGACAAAGAGGCCGCACTATCAGCAGTTGCTTTGGCTCAGGCTGAGTATCAGGTGGCTAGAGGGTCTGCGGCAGAAGCGCTAGCTCTAGATAACCTGATAGCAAAAAAAAGAATAGCAACAAATGCGTCAATAGCACACACACAGGCTGAGAAAGCAGAGGCGGCGGCTATCGCAAACACCGCTACAGCAGCAAGGGCGGCTAGTTTCGGTGTAAATGCGCTTAAGTCTGGTTTGGCATTGCTTGGTGGCCCTTTAGGGGTTGCAATGCTGGCTGGAGGTGCTCTTTTGTACTTTTGGCAAGAGGCGGAGACAGCTAAACAGAAGGCATTAGATTTTGCTGATGCAATCGAAGAATTAAAAAACAAAATCAAAGAGATGTCTTACGAGTCACTGAAAGGGGCAATCGCAGATGCCAATGACTCCATTGATGAACAAAAGAAAGTTATTGAAGAGCTTGAGGAAGAGCTAGAGGGGTTAAGAACTAAATATAAATATCTAAAAACAGATTATCGCGGTTGGGTAGATGTGTCATCTAAGTTGGCGGATGCTCAAAGGAAAGTAGATCAAAAAACTAGAGATCTAAAAGAAGCACAAGACAAATTAGCAAGAACAACCAAGTTTGTAACCATGGCCACTGAAGAGATGACGTCTAAAGTGTCTGATGCCACCTCGGTATTTACAGAGTCAATCAGCAAAGGTAATTCACTTGCTCAATCTGTCGGCTTGTTGGCAGCTAAACTAAAAGAGGCTGCTGATGCGCAAAGGGATTTGAACGATGCGCAGGGGGAGATGCCAAAAACGGAAGCTGGTGAGAAATATATACAAAGCCTGAAAGACCAAAATAAATTATTGGAAATTCAGGACAAGAAAAAGAGAGCAATAACAAAAGCAGAAATAGAAGCAAAAAAAGTAACAGAAAATCCAGAACAAATCGAAGAGGCTAAAAAATTAGCGGAGAAAAACTACGAGCTAACCGAAGCAGAAAGAAAGCGTGAATCAGCAGCAAAGAAATCAACATCGTCTGACGAATCAGAAGCAAAGAAGCGCGCAACACAACTCGCCGAATTAGCCAACGCAAACAAAGTCGCGGCGCTAGAAACAAAAGGCTTGCACAGAGAAGCAGCGATACTTGAAGCAGTTTTAAAACTTGGCAAAAAAGCCACGAAAGCGCAGATTGAAGAAATATCTGAGCTTGCTGGAAAGGAGTTCGACTTAAAACAGGCCATCAAAGATAGGGAGGACGCTTACAAGCAAAATTTAGGACTACAAGCTGCAAGAGAGCAGAAGTTAGCATTAGAGCAACTAGATAGGCAACTTAACGCTAATCTGATCACAGAAGAAATGTATCATAAACGTAAATATGAAATTGCTTCTGAATACGCTAACAAAATCGCAGAAATTAAAGTCAATAGCACAGTCAACAACATCGAAGAAAATCGAGCCAAATTCGACCCCATCCAAGCTTTAGCAAATGAACAAGCTAAAAAGCTGGTGATGATGGAGAACTTCCATAAACAAGAGCAGGCGTTACTTGAAGAGGCTTATGCAAAACAGCAAATGACTCACGAGCAGTTTACTGCTGCAAAAGAGGCGACAGATGCTCAGTATTTAATGTTGAGGACAGCTTCTCAGAACGAATTCAACAAGCAGATGACCGAGGCGGGATGGCAAATACTGAGACAGCAAAATCTCGGTTTTGAAATGCTCACAGGCGCTATTGATTCGTTTTCCGGTAACGCATCCAATGCTCTTACAGGCATCATTACTGGCAGCATGTCAGCAGAAGAAGCCCTTCGCTCAATGGGAAGCACGATATTAAACACACTTGTAAACTCGTTTGTGCAAATGGGTGTTGAGATGGTGAAAAACTTCATTTTATCTCAAACGCTCGGCAAAGCATCAGCGATGGCAGCAGCCGCAACAGCAACAGCAGGAGGAGCGGCAGCATTGGCAGCATGGACTCCGGCGGCAATCGCGGCCTCTATAGCAACGTTAGGTACGGCCTCGGCAACTGGATTGACGGCATTTCAAACTGCGATGGCCGGTGGGCAGATGGCAAGTAAGCTTTCTGGCCTTGGCACTCAAGCAGTGGGCATGGCATTTGGCGGAGGGCGTGAAAGCGGCGGCCCAGTATCAGCGGATAAATATTACCGAGTCGGTGAAAATGGCAAGCCTGAAATCTTCAAAGCCAGCACCGGAAAGCAATACATGATACCGGGTGACAATGGGCGAGTTATATCGAATAAGGACATGCAAGGCAGTGGTAGTACAGGCGTGACGGTGATTATTGAGCATCACGGAACACCAATGCAAGTCATGAGCCAGAGCAATGAAAAAGGATTATCAGGAGAGGATGTAGTAAGGCTTATTACTCAAGATGCTCATGAAAAAGGCCCTATCCTACAGTCAATAATGGCTAACACATCAGCAACAGCAAGAATCAGATAGAGGTAACGATGGACGAAATTATTGACTACCCATCATGGATAACTCCACCGCAAAAAGCCAATAAAAATATGACGTTTGATACTGGCTTTCGAACCGACCAACCGCAAGTAGGCCCACTTATATTCCAAAAATTAACTGATGACATAAAAACAGTTTGGAACTTAACGTGGATATTTACACTGGCAGAAGATAGGGCTTTCAATCAGTGGTTAAGAAGCCCTAATTACCTAGACAATTGCAATAGATGGTTTCGATTAGCAATCAATCTCGGTGGCCCTGGTCAGCAAATGCAGGAGTTACACTTCACTAGCTTTCCTGTGCAAACGTCTATCGATGGCGACTCAACTAAATGGACCGGTACTGTTATCTGCCGCAAGCTATTTAATGAAGATGACGAGTTTGGCGATTTAATCGTTGAGATACCGCCGAGAGATTGGGGTCTACTCGATATTGTCGTCACCGAACGCCTACCACGATGCAAGGGGGGAGAATGAAGTTAAGAGAGTACCGAGCGCAACGACCGATGCGCACATTCTACGAAACCATCCAGTTCTATCACCCATCATTCGGAAACATTCATTTAGTCAGCTTGCAGATAGAGCCTAAGGTATTGGGCGGTGTTGAGTATCAGCCGTGTAACTTTGAGCTAGCAGAGAGCCAGCAGAGTAAAACGCCGATTATCGATGCGTCGGTTAAGTTTAGCCGAGTCGCGCAGGACTTTAAGCAGCAGCTCAAGTTATGGCGGTCAAACACTCGAATGAAGCCGATAGTAGCAACGTTTAGACTATTTGATTCTGCCGATATGAACAACCCAATAAGCGAATGGTCGCTGTATGTGAAAGACTGCTCACTTGATGCTGAGTCGGTCACAGTCACGCTGTCGATGAATAACCCGCTTAATAAGAACGTTGGGCGTATTTACACAATGGAAGAATTCACAGGCTTGGAGACGGTTTAATGACGAAATTAGAGTTTATTAATCGGATGATTGGCAAGCCGTGGAAGAATCGGGCGTGTACGTTTGAGGCGTGTGATTGCTGGGGCTTAGTGGTCTTATATTTTAGGTACGTACTGGGTACGGAAATTCATCATGATGCTGGCTACGAATCGGACCATGATTTTGTAACTTGCTATGAGAATGAAGTCGAATTCTGGCAACGTACCGACCACCCAGTAGATGACGGGATATTCATTGGTTATCGCGGCTCTCAGCCAGCTCACATCGGGTTAATTATCGATGGCAATGCATTCCATAGTCGCGGCGAGAATGGGGCTGTAAGAATGGATAGGCTCATTGTGCTTGAGAAGAAATTCACTAAATTGGAGTTTATGAAATATGCCGATAGTTGAAATTCAACGAATAGCGGGAACACCTAAAGAAAGAGTCGATTTAAAAGTCGGCTCTTTTTTTTATAGCGATTTTCTAGTGCATCAACAGTTGCATACCGATGTGGTGATTATCGTTAACGGGCGTGAGCTGCAAGAAGATGACGAGTTAGATTTCGAGATAACACCAACTCACTTTATTCAAGTGTTCGATCAACCAAAGAGCGTTATCGGCGATATCCTGAATCCCGTGTTCAACCTTGTCACAAAAGTATTCTCGTTTCTTGCACCAAAAACGCCGTCATTTTCTGTGGCTGAGTCGAATGTTAAAGATAGCCCGAATAACCGGCTCACAGGGCAAACGAACGTTGCTCGGGCATACCAAGCAAGACCAGAAATTCACGGTCAAGTAAGGGCGTTCCCTGACCTCATTCAGCAATCGATGTTTGAGTATAACAACAACCTCAAGACAGTAACCGAGTGGCTAAACATCGGTATTGGTGAGTATAAAACGGAAAGCATCCGATTTGCTGAGTCTGATTTCACGGCGATGGCAGGCGCTAGTTACAAGATATACAAGCCAAAAGAAGTTATCCCGCTGATTAACGAGGGATTTGAGTTTCCTGATATCGACGGTCAAGAATTGCCGGGGCCTAATGAAAGCAAAGATATCCCACAGCAAACCGCAACCGCTAACGAAGTGGTTTCAGGTGAGATAAAAGGCGGTGAGGTTGCGATAAAAATCGTTAAGCAAGATGAGTTTGAATACTTCTACGAACTGACAAAGCCACGCTCCATCTCAATGACTGTGAATGTGAGCTACGACACGCCGCAGGGCTCTGTAACTAAAGATGTAAAAATCGACGCTCAGTTAGTTGATGCTAAAGAGAGTGACGATGGCTCATTGATTAACCCAGTTGAGTATTACGAATTCTTCTTTACTAACCTAAGCGGAACTGATTTAGCGCAACTTCCACCTAATGCAGTAGTGAACACAACGAAATTCATTCTGTATGACAATCAGTTTTTAACAGTGGGCCCGTTCTTTTCCCCTGTTGATGGTGACCAAATGTGGATCCACTTACAAGCGCAACTTGGTGGAGGTGATAACTGCAATGCAACTGTCGAAATCTGGAAGGTAAATGCGGATAACGAGGAGATAGCTGGCACTCGTCAAAGTTTCAATACTGCACTAAGCGCTAACAACGGCGCGCGAGTTTATTACAAAACAGACAAAGTAACTCTTAATTCAGGGCGTGGCCGTTACGCTGTGCAGCTCACTCGTCGCAATAACAGCAGCGACCAGAGCATCATGAAAATCGAAAACGCTCACATTGTCCGAGTTCGTGAGAATGTCGTTTTTGAGAATGACACGATTGTTAATGTGTCAGTAAGAGCCACCGAAGCGCCAACAGGAGCAAGAGAGCGCAAGTATAATTTATTGGCCACGCGCATGGTTATTTCGTATGACCGAGCATCAAAGCAAGTTGATTATACGCTCAGGCCATCGCGGAGTTTTGCTGATGCAGTGCTGCATACATGGTTAATTACTGCTGGCGAAAGTGAGAAAAATATCGATATCGACGGGCTGTATCGGATTTACGATAGCTTGCCTGATGAGCGCCTAGGGTATTTCGACTACACATTTGACGATGAGGATATTTCCCTTGGTCAACGCATCGAAACTATCTGTAATGCTGCGAGAGTAACTGCTTATTTCGATAATGCAGTCCTTACTTTTTCCCGCGAACAGTCCAGTGAATTCCCAATGACCACATTCAACCGTTCTAACATCACAGGTAACGACATGAAAATTTCCTATGACATGTCGATGCCAAGTGGGTATGACGGAATTGAACTTGAATATGTCGAACCGGTTCGCAACAAGAAAGACTATATCCGATTTCGAGTTGATGAAAATGGCATTACGGAAGGGTTATCACGCACGACGAATAAGATTGTTTTGCAGGGTTGCCGAAATCGCTACCAAGCAATGGATAGGGCGCTGTTAGAAGCTAATCGACTCATTCACCAACGGACAAGTATCAGTCTGACAACTCTTGCAGATGGCGGGAATGTGTACCCGTCAGACATGGTGCTGATAGCCGATACTTACGACTCAAATCAGCAAGCAGGTTACATAACTGAGAGAAAGGGAGAGGTATTCACAACCAGTGAGAAAATCAAATTTGATGAGGAAATGTGGGTGTATCTCACTGACTCGATGGGTTACACAACACAGAAGTTCAAAGCAGAGCCTAGACAAGATACTGAGTTCGGCTTTATCGCAAGTGTGCCAGAAGATATTGAGCTCAATTTCTATGATGGATATCGAGTGCAGTCACCATCGCGGTACGTTATCGCAACGTCAGTGGAAACTGAAAGCATCAAATGGGTGATAACCGATAAACGCCCACTCGGTGGCGAACGCTACACGATAACAGCAACTGAATATTTCGACGCAAAAGCAGACTATAACGCATAACGGCAAAATTAGGAGAGGACAACTTATGTCTACAGTACCAACAAACAAACCTGTACCAAGTAAAGAAATGCGTGATTTAGCTTATAACGCAGAAAGAATTGATGAGTTCGTTACATCATTACAGCACGAATATAAAGATAGATTCGGACAGTGCCACCGAACTATCGAGGGAATTAACTGGGTTGCAACTCAGCTCATTGAACGATTTAAAGTTGAAATGGAGCAGGCTATTTTAGCCGCTGGATATACTCCTGCTGGCACATTCCAAGAGGGTGCGGAGTTAGCCAATAGAAATGAAACAGTATTATGGAAACTGCCAGATGGGGATGGAGACCACTACCGTTGGGATGGCGACTTACCTAAACCCGTTCCAGCAGGCTCAACTCCACAATCAACTGGCGGTATAGGTAAAGGCGCTTGGGTTAGCGTTGGTGATGCTAGTTTGAGAGGTGAGTTATCTGACAATGATGGGGCTAAGCTAATTGGGGTCGAAAGTGGCGGCTCATTATTTGAAAACATCAATGCAACTACTATAGAGCAAAAAGGTGCGGAGCAATCGAAGGAGGATAATGTTGCAGAGATCCAATCAGCAGTAAATGATGCAACGTTCGGACGAACTTTGATTGCGAAAACGGGGGTTTATCATATTAAGTCTGCTATATCGCTGCAAGATAGGAGAGAGTTTGTAGGTAGCGGTGAGGCGTCAGTAATTAAATGGGATGGTGGAAACGGTTCCCCTGAAAATCAATTAAGCATAATTAATGCAAAGAAAGCCAATCCGGCAACATCTGCCGTTGCAAATACAAAACTCCGCGAAATGATGATAGACATGAATGGCTCAGAAAATGTTGTAGCTGTGAACGCTCAATATTTATCAGTGCAGTCATTATTCGAAGGTGTTCGTGTTCAGAATCCCGGTGCTGGTAGTATTGGCTTTTATTTGAGCAAATCGTGGTATGCAGCAATGAACCGAGTGTCTGTACGTGGAGTGGAACCAAACAGGACTGGAACTGGGCTGTACATTGATACAAAAGCAGGACAGGTTAACTCTGTACCGATAAATATACAATGTTCTGCTTTAGACACAGGAGTTGTCTTAGATACTCGCAACAACTACATGTACGATGTCAGATTAACTGGTCAAATAGAAAAGTGTAACATTGGCCTTAGACACATAGCTAGACGCGGATTAAGAACGGCAACTATTAGTATGTACTTTGAGGGGAATAAGGTTGCTGATGTCATTTGGGGGCAAGAGAATGAGGAAGCAGGGACTGGATATGTTGAACAGTCTCAGCAAGTTATTTGGGATGGCTGCACATTCAACCCAAATAACTCAAAAGTTATTTTGTGGGAAGGTAGGCACTGGTTTAAAGCAATTGATAGATTAAAAACTCTTGAAATCAATGGTAACGCTAGGGTTCGAATTGATGGTGGTGCAAATATATCAATTGTAAACAACACAGGGCTTCCTTTGAATCAGGTAGTTGTGTACTCGCCAACCCCAACGTATCGGCCAGCCACAAATAACAGCGCAATAGGCGGTGACACTCAATATATTCTGGGTCGTCAGTTCAACGCCACATCAGATACAGGAAGTGTTTCATTTGATGTATCTAAGGTTTTCAACAGTATTGGGTCTAACGGTCAAAATGCAAAGTTTGACGTCATAATCAGACGCACATACGAAAACAATTCCCCACTGTGTTATTCCGGATTCATTCAAGTTAATGCATCTGGAGAATTCGGATTATATGTTCTCAGCAAAACAGCGTCAGCTGCGTACATTGAACCTACAATTGATACGCAAGGGATTTTGACATTAAAAGATAAGAGGTCAGGCACGTCAGTATATAGTTTGATAGTGACGCCAAACTAAATAACTAAGTTGACCGCGCGCTAAGCAAAACGCATAATTTGCCAAATATTTTAATATAACATTGAGCGAGTCATGATTTACTATTTGATTTTCATCTCATTTTCGGCAATTATGCTATCTCTATCAAAGGTGTGCAACAATAGCAGATTTTTATTTTCAATATCCGTTTTGTTTGCTATTTCCTTTTCTGGGTTTAGATTCGATGCTGGCAATGATTACTTCACTTATTATAATATGGTGCGCGGCCATTTTTGGTTTGATACATTAGAACCATCCTCAGTTCTTCTTTTGTCTTTTGCTAAAGATTATGACTCTCCGATGTTGTTTTTTTTAATAACATCATCGATTTATATATCCAGTGTGGCGTATTTTTGCTTTAAGAGATCTAGTAATCCTCAGTTGTCATTTTTTTTATTCTTGATTCTTCCACTATCGCTATTAACGTCATTCGGCTATGTCAGGCAGTATGTAGCTATTGGATTGTTTTTAGTTGCAATGTCAAAATTTCTTGATAAGAAGTACATTGCATGCGCTGCGTTCATGTTCCTTGCATCAACATTTCATTCGTCTGCATTAATTTTTGTGTTTGTATTTGTTTTATATAAATTTTTATCGGCTAAAGTATACAATATATTTATTTATATTGGGTTTATGCTCATTGCGCTTGTGCTGTCATCTGTTTTGACTGAGTATGCATACTTGGCTGGTAAGTATCAGCACTATATAACTGGTAAAAACACAGTCGATTCGGGTAAAAAGATAGGGATTGTGTGTGTTGTTCTTTTTTATTATTTTTATATATTCAGGAGAAATCTAGAATCAAAACAAGATTTCTTTATGTTTAACACTTACTACGTGTTTGCTTTGTTGTATTTGATGCTGATGGAATTTGGGGAATATGTGTCGAGGGTTGCATATTATATTTTCCCTGTTGCATATGTTTTGTTTGTTAGGACGCTCTCTAAGATGCCATTAACAAGGCAAATGCAATTAATTTTAATTATTTGTTTTGGTATGTCTATGTTTTTTGCGACACTATATTTTGCATCTATAAACCCGACTCGAGACTTTTTGACAAATTACAAAGTAATATTATTTGAGGATTTACTTTTTTAA